GCAGGTATTCGTCCGAGCCGACTAGCTCCGTATATGAACTCGCACCCAGAGGCGGATATACTTTATGCGTTCCGAGGGCTACGGGTATAGGCCCCCATGGATTGGCTTGATTGGAGTTTGCCCCTATTGAATACGTAGGGGAATCGTTATAACTTTGCCGTGCCGCCAGTGAATTAGAATATTTTATTGGCGCGATGGCATTGACGAGTAGCGATCCGGCGGTCATCGCCGCCATTGACACGCCCGCCTGCACCGCCGCTATGCCAGCTTTAGAAGTAACCCCCAATTGCGCCGCTAACGCGCCGCCATATACATTTCCTACGACGGCAGCCGCCACCACAACGACAATGGTCAGAATCGTCCGCAGTGGATTTTTTCCACCACCGTCGCCGCCACCATGCAGAGGAGCATAAACAAGAATATGAGATGCAACATCGGGGATAAGTTCCCATTCTTCGCGGGGAACGGGAAGCCCATCAACTTCAACGAGATAGGCATCAGACCACGCAGACTGATCCATTCGCTCCACGATCTGCCGAATTGTCATCCCATGCTCAACCTGCATGACCTTCGGCGCATGGAAAGCCAGTGGGCTAACTATGATTTGTCGATTATCCACCTGTAGAATCCCTCAACTCTTTGTTTCCATTGTAGTCCGGTAAATTCCTCTACTGTCGAATCTGTTCCATCCATGATATGCAGCATCCGCCGTCGGTCAATGACAAGCCCTGCATGGCAAACAAGGCCGTTAACACGCAGCAAAATCACATCATATGGAATAGGCGTCTGTACTTGCCGCCATTTTAATCGTTCCTCTTTCATTGTCCTGGCCACCCGCCTGAGCGAAGCCAACGAATCATCAACAAAGATTTCTGCATAATCCGGCAAATCAATTCCAAGTTGCTCGCGGTAAACCATCACGATTAATTTCCAGCAATCGCAGCCGTTTCTATTGTTTCCGTTTTTTAAAAATGGAATTCCGATGTAATTTTTAATGTTCATGAAAACAATCCCGTAAAATAAGAAGGTGTGAAGGATCCAGCCGGATAAGGCTCGGACTCCAGCGTCTCTAATTTCAATGTTCCTGTGATAGTGGTCGCATTATACTGTATATTCACCAATTTAAACTCTGGCCAACTTGCGTCCACAGTATCAAGTGCATTGTCCATAACAAGATCAAGTTGACATGTTACCGGCGTGTAAACACTTCTGATCGTCTCCATGTATGCGCGGTGAATATTGTCGATCTCGAGTTGCATCTCCCCCGGGCCTTCATCTGTTTCGTCGGGCAATTTAATCCTCACCGGAAGGAAAAAATATGTTTTCCCATTTGATATTGTGCCATAAACTTTTTCTGTATCAGTTGTAAATTCTGTCAGTTCCTGCGTTGGGTCGGTGCTTATTCTGATATCATCGGCAAGGTCTGGGTGTGAAAGTGTTATTAAAGCGATAGGAACGCGGCCCGTTTCCTGCGCAAAGGCGGCCTGACGAAAATTTAACGAAGTAGTAGTCATATATCCTCCTAAGGCAATATCTCCAGAGATAAGCTTACTTCATACACTTCCGGTTCAACTGCCGTCCATGATGGAGACTCGGTAAATCTCATCTCGCATGCGGCTGTATGCGCCGGCGGTTTTGTCCATGAAAATCGCAGAGAACCACCGAGCAATGTAGTGTTATAAAATGTTTCCAACATTGTTAATTGCGCTGCGGTCATTACCATCTTCCCAGATATAGTCTCTATTCCTGCTGTAAACCTTCTCCGTACCTTTGCAGGCCCGGCATCCATATTGGACTTGATGGTTACATCGGGAAGTGATTGTCCGTAGTTTGCTGTTAAAAAACGCTGCGGCAAGCTGGAATTCCATGTTGGTATGCTCATTTATTATCTCCCCGTGAGCGGTTGCCGCCCGCCCATTTGTCTCATGGCCCTGTTCGATTGAGAACCAAACTGCCCCAGTTTCTTGGCAACTGCTTGGTCAATATAAACATCAATCGCTTTTGATCCGTCTGCCGTAGTGCGTTCTTTTGTCGATACATCAGCTCCGACATTGTTGTAAATATTGACCTCGGTTCCTCCACCAGCTAAGGCCCTGACTCCCAAATCGCCACCTATTCTCGTCAGCGGCATTACCGCCTCGGGGCCAGACTCGCCCATAATTCCTGCCCCTCGCGCCATAGGAAATACCGTCGGCTGCGACACAATTCCACCGTGGGCAAACGGGGTAACATTGCCGTTCTGGAAGACATTACCATTTGCGGAGGGAACCATTCCTTCAAGATAGCCGACAACCAATCCGCCTATGCCCTGGGAAATACCCTTGAATAGCGGCCCCATAATTTGTTCTTGAATCGCCATTCGTAATAAATCGTCAATCATAGAGTTAATCATGTCTGAAAATGATGTTTCGCCAGTCCGACAAAACTTGACTATTGCATTTGTGCTGTCGCGTCCCCATCCTTCAATCGTTCTTTTCAGATCATCCAATTGGTCTTTTTCTTTTTTCGCCTCTTTGTCCAGCAGTTTTTCTTTGCTAGCTTTATACCATTCGTCGAGCTTTTCTTTGTCACTGATATATGTTGCGTATTCATCGTAACGAGACTGCAATTGGTCTAATTCATATTCTGTGGTTGACATCGTGGCGCGTTTATATTCGTCCTGAAACTTAGCTTGTTTATCGGCATAATCTTTTTCGTATTCTTCTAATTTTTCCCATTTATCAGCTTCATCTTTAAGGTATATTTCTCGCCTTAAATCTTGTGCTTTCTTTTGTTCATCAGCCTCTCTTTTTCTTTGTTCATCGGACACCTTTCCTGATACTTCCTCTTGCGCCGCTTTAGCCGCCCGTTGCGCGGCCAGAACCTTCTTTTCCGCCGCATCCTGCGCCGCCTTTGCCGCCTTCTTCCCTTCTGCTGTCAAAGACTGTTCGAGCTTAATCCGTTTTGCCATAAGGTCTTCAAGCGCTTTATCGGACGCATTGTATCGCCGTTCATACTCCATATTGGCATCCGCCGCCCGCTCGAATCTCTCCGTTGAGCTTTTTACGCCAAGCGCGCGCCCTGGGCCGTAAAGGAGCATTTGCGCGGATGTCATCGTACCGCCTAGTTTATCAAGGAACATCGCAAGCCGCCGGATTTCCGCCTGAATGTCAATCAAGACGATTCTGAAATTAACCCCCCAAGCGGTAATCTTGTCTTTGCTGTCGCCACTCAATTCGCCGTTAAGATCAGTAATTGCTCCGGTAATCGTTTCGATGATTTCAGCCAGTGCTGGCGTGAAGGCAAGTCCGAACGCCACCTTGAGATTATCTATATGGCGCTGCAAGGAAAGAACCTGCTTGCCTGCCGTCCCCATTGCGGCTTCATAGGTTCCGGCAATCATCTTGCCCGCATCCATTACGGCGTTCATTCTGATCTGTGATTTTTCGGCCTCGGATAATTGCGCCGTCACGCGTCCTGTGGCCTTCGCGACTGCCTGATAACTATTTTCAAAGTTGACATTGATGCCGATGGTTCTAAGGATTTCAACTTGGCCGGACTGTATGCCATAAACCATCCGTTGGAATGCCTCGGATGAATTGATATTGCCGATGACAGCCGCATCCTGGGCGACTCTCGCTAACTGTGACGACTTGGCAAGGTCAAGATTCGCCTGCACCATGCGCGTAAGTGTCTGCCGTGCCTCTATCATTGAAATACCGGCCTTTTCGAGGCTTTTGGTATAGGCTTCCATTTGTGCGCTAGTGTAACCGGCATTGTTGCCCACAACACGCATGACCACGCCCAAAGTTTCATAACGAGCGGCCAACATGGTAGCGTCCTTGACGTATTGCGCCATTTGCAGGACGCCGTAGGCTGCCGCAAGCTGTTTGACCACCCCGGCCATTTGCGTAAAGCTCCGATTGGCCGATGCGGTAGCGGATTCAACTTTCTTTGTTGTCCCCTCGACTTTGGCCGACGTTTTTTCAAGATCGGCTAAATCTCTTGATGCCGTGACAACGCCTTTGGAATCGACTTTTATATAAAGGCTCGCAATATCTCCGCTCATTTTTTATTCGTCTCTGTAAGATAAGCCCGGTCAATTCGTTTCAAGGTTTCAATCTCCCACGCTGTCGGTTCCGTCTTTGTCAATTCCGCCCACGCTTTGATTTCGCTGAACGTCAGAGGCA